GTTTGAAGAATTAGTTGCTGAACTTGGATCATGTTTTATAGCAAGTCATCTAAACATTACTTCTTCTCCAAGAGAAGATCATGCTATGTATTTAAATAGCTGGATCAAATGTTTAGAAGAGAACGAAGATGCTATTTGGAAAGCATCAAGTCTTGCAAGTAAGTCATTAGACTTCTGTAAGAATTTACAATCAACAACAAATGTAATCAAGGAGGTTGCGTAATGAAAGTAAATAGTGATGACTTCAAGTTTATCTTACAAACTCTAAACAGAATAGATAGTAAAGCTGAGGTAGAGTTTAAAGGAGAACATTGGAGCGACGATAAGTTAAGAGAATATAAAAGTCTTGACTCAATTTCTATAGTTTTTGCTAAAGAAAAAAATGAGGACACAAGACTTATTATTAAACTAAGTTAGGAGGAAACATGAAGTTCTTAGTTAATTTCATAATAATAAAACAAGGTTTCTCAGAAATTGTAGAAGCCGAAAGTAAATCAGATGCAGTAGATAAAGCTAAAGTATATCTTGAAAAGAGATTTACTGAGTTAGTTTATAACAATTCAGTAACACCAATTTATACTAAACCATTAATATTAACAAAAGAAATGGAGGTAAAAGATGGGAGATAGAGTAAGTATATCTTTTAAAGATAAGGATGGAGATGAAAGTCCAAGTATATTTCATCATTGGGGAGGCACTTGGTTTCCACAAGTTGCTTTGCATTGGATGACAGATTTCCATGCAAGAATAAAAAAAGAAAAAGGAAGAGTAAGTGATCCAACAAGTAGAATGGAATCAAGAAATTTAATGGTTCAATTCATTGGAGAACTAAGACAACATAAACAGTTAAGAGAATGTACAGGTTTTGAAAAAACAGATGGAGAATCTGATATTAATAAACCTATTGTACATGACATAGATATATCTCATAGTATTTATTTAGGTAAAGAACCTAATGATGGAGATAATTCTGACAATGGTCATTACATAATTCATACTCATAACTTGATTATGATTAATGATAGAGGAGAAACAATAGCAAGAAAGGACAATCCAAATGAGTAACTTTAATAAAGAAGTTGGAGAATTTATTAAGCAACAAAGACTTAATAAAAATCCAAGAGTAACGCAGACAATGTTAGCTCGTTATTTAGGAGTAACATTTCAACAGGTACAAAAATATGAGAAAGGAATGAATGGATTATCATTACAAAAATTTCTTAAAACTATGGAATTTTTTAATTGTTCTATTACTGATGTACCTTTCACTCATTGGCTAACAAGAATACCAGTAGTCATTGAACATAAGGAGCAAGACCATGTTGAATCAAAAGAACTTTAAGGATTTGGTTGGAGAGTTTCAAACTTTCCACCAAAAAAATCCTGAAGTATATAAATTGTTTGTAAGATTTACCTTTCAAGCAATCAATAGAGGTCATCATAAACTATCAAGTGAGATGATTATTAATAGGATAAGATGGGAAACAAATGTAATGACTACTGATAAGGAATATAAAATCAATAATGATTATAAACCTTTTTATAGTCGTATGTTTATGACACAATATTCTAAATATAATAACTTCTTTCAGAAGAGAGGTAGTTATGCAGACAAAGTAGATTGGAGTAGCTATGTTGTACAATCAGATCATCAGACATCTGAAGTTACGCAGACAATATCTTAGGTTAGATGCTACTGCACTAGCAGAAAAGGTTGGTGTTGCTGACTCTCTCATTAATAAGTGGGAGAGTCTAAAGCAAATACCAAATGCATCTAACTTTTTAAATTGGTGTAATGCATTACAAATGAATGTTGCATTACTAGAACATAAGTCAATGATTGGAGAGTATGAACCTACTCCTCAATGTATTGAATATATCATTAACAATCATGGAAGCGAGGTAGATATTGAATACGAAAAACAAAAATTCACAGATCATTACAAAGCAAATGGAGATGTTAAAGCAGACTGGGATGCTTGTTTTAGAAACTGGATTAGAAGATCAATCCAATTTAGTAACAATCGAGGACAAACTCAAACACGCAACAATCCATATGATTCCAAAGCTGTTCAAGAAAGACGCAAACGAATCTCTAATGTTGCGAGTATGGGAGATCAGGTATCTGATGGGCAAGAACAGGGAAAAGTTCGAACCATCAAGTACGATAGATAAAGATGCACCTAATATTATTAATCGCATGGCTAGTTATATTCAGCCATGTACTAGAAAAGATATTGCAGTTGTATTAGAAACTATAGCAAGTACCTTTTCAATTAATATACCTAATGAAACAGGATTAGAACAATACTTTAGAATACTTCAAAAGTACCCTGCATCATTACTTAAAGATTGTATGGAAGATATATTAATTAAATATAAATATCCTAGGTTACCACTACCAGTAGAATTTACCGATAGATTAGATGCACCATACGAACATCATTTAGGTTGGTTAAAACAATTAACAAAGTCGTTTTATAAACTTGAATTATGGAAACAAAGTGAGTATAACAAACAAACAAAAGGAGAATGAAATGAAAACAAAAGAAGTTATCAAGACTCCAGTTGAAGATGTCAAGGTCAATCGTAATCGTGGTCTTGGTGGTAGTGATGCCACAAGAATTATGCGAGGGGATTGGCATGACCTTTGGTTAGAAAAAACTAATCGAAAAGAACCTGATGATCTATCACAAGTTCTTGCTGTTCAGCTAGGTATATATACCGAACCAGTAAATAGAATGTTCCTTAACTATGCATCTGAATTAGACATAAACGAATTGTCTGTTCATCATGCTAATTTAAAAACAGAAAAAGAATTTATGTTTGCACACTATGACGATTATTCTAAGTCGGATAATGCAATAGTAGAATACAAACATACTAATTCTAATAACACTTTAGATAATTGTATCAGTACATATATGCCACAGATACAACACTACCTTATGGTTAGTGGATGTAATCATGCTTGGCTATCTGTAATTTTTGGCAATCAAAGACATGAACATTGTAAGATTGATGCTGATAAAAATTATCAAAAGAAACTTTATGACATTGAGAAATCTTTTTGGTCCTATGTTAAAGATGACAAAGAACCTGAGAAAATAGAAACAGATGAGTTACCTAAACTTGCTGGTGCTATTAAAATCAATGACATGATAACACTAAATTTTGATGAGAATAAAGATAATCAATTCTTATCAAATGCTACAAGATGGGTTGAAACAAAGCAGATTGCAAATGAGAATACTGCATTGGGCAAAGTCTTGAAAGCAAAGATTCCTGATAACTGTAGGAAAGCAGTTGGAGGAGGAGTTGTAATCAGCAGAACAAAAGCTGGTTACTTAACCATCAAAGAAGAAACCAAAGGAGGTATGTAAGATGGCTAAACCACTAGACGAAAGAGTAAAACAAATCCTAAAGAAACTTGGCTTTGATCCTAAACAATGTTTATGGGATTGTCATGGAACTTGGGTAATGTATCATAGATTTATTGAGATCGCTGGTGCAAAAAATAAAATCCGATATGACCTAGAGGAGATAGAAACTAATTCAAGAGATGGAATAGTTTGTATTAAATGTAGAGCATCTATTGGAGTAAATGGGAGTGAGGAAAAAGTTATTACCTATGGAGAAGCAAGTCCTAAGAATAATAAAAATTCCTATCCTTATGCTATGGCTGAGAAACGAGCAGTAGATAGAGCAATCCTAAAACTATTAGGAATGCATGGGTTCGTTTATTCAGAAGATGAAATGGATTTATCTTCAAACACTAAACCTACAAACAATATAGGTGCTAGTGATGATACGAAGTTAGAAACATTCCAAGGAGAAATTAACTCTAGTAAGAATCTGAAAGAGTTAAAAGCATATGGACAAATGTATAAAGTACATATGGGTAAGGCAAAGCAAACAAGTCCTGCCATATATTTACAAACAAAAACTTTATATGAAACAAGACTAACTGAACTAACTAATGGAAAGGAAAATAATGTACAATAGTATCACACTAATAGGAAATCTTGGTGCTGATCCTGATATCAAACAAACTTCTAAGGGGGGCAAGTATGCTCTCCTTAGTGTTGCTACACATAAGAAAATCAAAGGAGAGAAACTTACTGAGTGGCATAAGGTTGTTGTATGGGATGAGAAAATTGCAGAAGTAATGGAGAAATATACTAGACGAGGTAGCAAAGTATTACTGCAAGGAAGATTGACATATAAAACATGGGAGAAAGAGGGGATTCAAATGAAACAAGCTGAAGTACATCTTGATAGATTTGAAAGTAAGATGGAAATGCTTGACTCTAAGAGCGAATCAAAATCATCTCAGAATGAGATAGATGATTTTGGTAGCGATAAGACCTATGAAAATGAAACAGAAAACCCTGATGTACCTTTCTAATGAGTAATTGTAACGATATAAAAATAGTTATGAACTTAATATCTGATGGTGGTTCTACTGATAAGTTTGGTATTCCAATTCAGCAAGGATCACTTGAAGATATTAATGAACAAAGAAATAAATTTATTAAACAATCTAATGAAGTCTTAATCATGTTTGATTATGCAATAGATGAACATGAAGATTGGAAGAAAGTTTATTTTGATGGAGAAATAGATGGATAATCATAATGATAATTCAGATTTAGTAGAGCAGTTAAAAGATTATAAAGAAAAAACTACTGCTCTATTAAAAGAATGTAAGAGAGATAATCTAATACAAGCAAAAGAGATAGATAGATTGAATGAGTATATACAGATACTAGAAATGGAACAGAAGAAATGACAAGAACACAACATATAATTTATAGTTTTATCAAGCAATATATTACTGCTGAAAAAATATCTCCAAGTTATGAGGACATATTGAAAGGTACTAAATACAAATCTAAATCACAGATTTATAAAGTGGTAGATGCTTTGATTAAAAAAGAATACCTAAAAAAGATAGGTAAGTTTGGAGATGCTAGACGCATAATAGTCAATAGAGATTATGAGAAAGGAGGTATTAAGATTGCAAAATCAAAACATTAATGGCGAAGCATATATGATGGCTGACAAAATTGCTAAAGAAAATCCTTATGCAATACGAGATCAGTTAGCTTTTTATATACAAAAGTCATGGGATGCTTTTCCAATTCTAAAGTTGCAAAATATTCAAGAGATATTAAAGCAACCTGAAGAAATGGAGAATCCTTGTGAGTAGAAAGTCTAAACAAAAAGGATATAGGACCGAATATAATTTGGTAAAATATTTTAACAAGAAAGGTTTGTCTGCAAAACGACAACCATTGAGTGGGGCATTAGTCGATTTTCCTCACGATATTCAAATCAAAAACCCTGATGTAATCATTGAAGTTAAAGCTAGAAAAAATGGTGCAGGATTCAAAACATTAAAGAACTGGATGGGTAGTGCTGATGCATTAGTTATGCATGAAGATAATGCTGAGTCATTAGTGGCAATAAAACTAGGTTATTTTGTGGATTTACTTCTAAACCATAGAGAGTATAAAATGCCATATGATTTGGAAGTTAAGGAAAAACTTAGAAACAAAGATAGCTAGGTACTTTGCTTTAGCTATAGCTGTACTAAGTGCATTCCTATTAACAACATTTAAACTTGCTAGTTATCAAGTAATTGGTTGGTGTCTTGCAGTAGTTTCTTCTACCATGTGGGCATACTGGGGGTGGAATAGTAAGGAGCAAGAGGGGTATGGTCGTTTTATAATGGAATTACTGTATGTGATACTAGGTATATGGGGAGTATATAACTGGTATGGCTAGAAAATTTAAAGATCATATTGAACATGAACCTATCTTTCATAAGACTTCAATAGGTAGGAATCCAAGTAAATGTAAAATGAATAAATCTAAACGCAGATCATGGAAGAAGTATCGTGGTCAAGGTCGTTAAATATCTTTAGTCTTAATACCTTTACACTCAAACTTAATAACTAATTTATGTTTATTAATATGATCTATATCAAACTCTTCTAATTCTGGTAGATTTCTAAATGTTTTTTGTGCTATAGCATATCCACTATTTACACAATCATAATGAGTATTAAATTGATATCCTGATATTGAACTTGATGGACATTGTCCAGTATTCATACTGCATATATACAGTATGAGTATATACTTCACAAGAACAAACCTAGAATTAGTGCTAGAACTACCAAAGAAAGCCATACACGAGGGTTTAGATTATTCATACAATGAGTACATTTAAGACTCATATCGTTAATCCACGCCCCTTTAAATGCGTTCTTTAGGTGTCTTTTCACATCATCTAAAATCATATTAATTTTATCCATAATTTCTACCTATATTATTATTTCCTTTTAATCAAGTCTGTAGCTTTAAGACCATAAACACTAGCTATAACACCCACAAAAATTGATTGATACCAAAAAGGCATATCAGAAAAGTATTCAAAAAAGAGTTGCATCTTTTCCATATGTGCAGGATCATCAGACCATACAGAAAATCCTAGCATTACGATAGGGATTGAGAGCAAAATCAAAATAAATTCGTCTTTCCAATCTGCTTGTCTTGCCTCTAATAATTTGCCTGAGTATTCTAATTGACCTGAACTCATTTTTTCTGCGTGTTTCATTTGAGCATCAGACATTAACATTTTAGTTTTTTGTCTATTTTTATAGATATGAGTACCAGCATTTAAAGCTAATTTAATTGCACTAAACCACATAGATTAACTCTCTTTCATTATTTTAGCTAAGGATTCACATCTCTTAGGTGTTTGTTTATACCAGTTTGAATCTAACATTTCAAGTGAGGCAGTAGCATAGTCATCTTTTTTAAGAGCATCCCACATTCTCGCAAAGCGAGAAACTTTAAATCCTAATTGAAAACACATTTCAGTTATTACTTCTTTAGCAGATTGTCTTAATGGAATATCTCCTATTAATTTTAAAGCTAA